AAGAAATCGAAGGCATAAAAGATGGATCAATCACCTATCGCTATTGCTATTATGATGCGAATGGCTGGCGGATATCTGGCGAGACGAGCGGAAAAACAAGCGGGAGTTATAATCTAGGCGGATTGGTACCGGTCATCCCGTTGTTTAGCCGATTGCTGGAACAGCAGACCCTGCTCCCAAATTCGGACATGATGCCAATAGCCAGGACGGCTCAGGCGTTATACAATCATTGTTCATGGTTGGGGGAAATCCTGCGCAATCAGACATTCCCTCTGCTGACTATCCCAACGCTGGACGCTAAGGATATCACAATCGGTACCAATAATGCCTTGGGATATTCGCCGGATAGTTCGCATCCGCCGGATTTCATCGCTCCGCCATCGGATCCAGCGAAAACCTTGCAGGAACAGATCGCCTCGTTGGTGCAGGAAATGTACCGGATGGCCAGCCTTTCCTTCATGCAGAGCGTGTCGACTGCCGCACAAGCCAGTGGTATATCACGCCAATGGGAATTTGAACGTACCAACCAGCAGCTTTGCAATTTTGCTCGAAGTATCGGCCATGCAGAAATCCTTATTTTGAAGGTGTTTCAGCGGTATTTCCATATTGACAAGGAAGAATACTCTGTTGTCTATCCGGATGATTTCGGGATAGTCGACATCGAAGGTGAGCTTAAAGAGGCACAGGAAGTTATCGATTTGGGGCTAACGGATGATCTCAAAGAGGAGGTCATGAAGAAGGTGCTGGCGGCCTATTGCCCAGATCTTCCCGATGAACGATTCGATGAGCTCATAGAAAGCCTGCATAAGCAACAAGAAGATAAACTCAATGCTGAGCCACCCGAACCCGAGGAGTGATGAGGCATGAATAGCCCAATAAAAGAAATTATCCAGTGGTTTTCGCGAACGTTTACGAAATTATCGCGAAAAATGGCTGAGGCAATACTCACGTCACTGCACAATGATACGGTTGATATCGATAAGCTGGTCGACAGCCTTTGGATAAAGCTCGGATTGGGTAAAGCCTTCGAGGAACATGTCAAACAGGCAATCAAAAAGTCATATGATATAGGCTGGGGAGAAAAAACAATCACGTTACTTCCGAACTTGCAAAATGCTTGGGATTCCTCGGGAATGAATCTATCGGCGAAACTCCATGGAGCAGATGCAGAGATGCGTGAGGCTATTGTTTCGGTGATTACACAGCAGTTAAAGCTCAATACCCATTGCCTCACAGCGGCGCGTGCGCTATATGATGGCTATAATGCGGATAAAGTTACGCGCCGGCAAACAATACCGAAGTACTTGGCGAAAGTGGTAGAGTTTTCTCGTCGTGCGGACCTTACTAGGCTGGAACGTGAGACGCTGCAAGCGAAAGTCCGTAAGACCAGGCGTCAAGTGGAACGTTTAGCGCAGGGAGGCGCTCCAAATAAAGCCTTGAAATCGGCCTATATGGAACTGTTAGATGCTTGTGAACATGGTACCGAAAAGGCGTTGAATCGAGCCGTACATAATGCTTGCGAAGAGAAAAGCCGATACATAGCGGAACGCATAGCCCGAACGGAATCCGCTCGGGCATGGGCAGATGGATTCGTCGAACGATATGGTAATGATGAAGATGTAGTTGCCTACCGCTGGAAGCTATCCTCACGGCATCCGCGATTTGATATCTGCAACCTGTATGCAGAGGCAAATCTCTGGGGGCTGGGAAAGGGCATCTACCCGAAGGATAAAACGCCAAACCTTCCCGTACATCCGCATTGTTTGTGCCATTTGGCACCTGTGTTTAGTAGTGAACTGGAAGGGAAAAAAGCGCAGAATCGTATTGAAGGCGGTGGCAGGCAATGGCTGTTTCAGCAGTCAGCTTATCATCGACAGCAGATATTAGGCGTTCAAGGGAATAAGGCTGTGATGAATCAGGATTCATGGACACAGTGGGCAAGATGCTATTCTGGTGAAAAGCTCCAAAGTCGTGTGAAAGATTTGCCAGAATCCTTGAAAAATTTCATGCATGAAGGTAAAATGAAGATATCCGAGGTGGCTGTGAGAAACGGGGAAACGGAAGCTGCTTTCATAAAGCGCATTCGTGAGTATATTTCGTCACCATATTGTACCAAGGAAATAACGAACAAGCAGAAAAAGCATTTTCTAGGCAAGAACTATGTCAGTGGAAAAGGTTATTATGATCGTAATGATTTCCCGTCAAATGATACAATAGCTAATGCTTTGGTGGATGCTGAAATTAAGTTTACTCGAAAAGGTGATTGGATTAAGAAAGTAAAAATCCATCATGCACAAAATACAGCACATTATATTGATTCTTATGGGAATGAAACAACGACACATTATAGTATGGTTCATTTTTCAGATAAAGGAATTCATCTTGTGCCAGCAAGGGAGGGAGAGAAATGACTATGGTAGACCGAATGCATCAATCATTTGGGCACAAAATTCGATTGATAGACATTGATGGAAAAGTCTGGGAAGGTCGAGTGAGCGATTTCTCTAAGGCTATAGATAATGATCAAGATGACGAGCCTCCTTATAATGCCATTATTGTTGAAACCTTCGAACATGGAATCGAATTTCACGAGGATGAAATCCAATCTATTGAAATACTTGACTAATCGGATTAAATATTTGAGCACTTATCTTAGAGATAGGTGCTTTTTTCATGCCTTTTTTCGGCCAGGCGCCGCCCGTAGGCGTTAAAGAACGGGATATCTACTGTAGTCTTGACGACGAAAGGAGAAAGATAATGTACACATTGGAGCAAATTTTTGAAGCACTCGGCAAGGTCGAGAATGGCGGCACGATGGTGGCGGATTTGCAGGACGCAATCCGTAATGCTAGAGAGGAAGCCGCTAAAAGCCGCATCGAGAAAAACAAGATTCTGGATCAGCTGAATCTCCGCCAAGGAGATGATGTGGATGGGGCCCTAAAGAATCTTGTGGCAACACTGGCCGCCGTTCAGTCGGCAGGCGGGGACCCCAGTCAGCTGGGCGTACAGATGACGGAGCTTCAAAAACAGGTCAAGGAGCTGACGGATAAGTACAATGCTTCCGAGGAAAAAGCTAAGGCAGAGCATGCGAAACGGGTCAAAACGGCTATTCGCAGCGAGCTTATCAGCGCATTGACCAATGGTGATGCAATCCAGCCGGAGGCAATGCTCAAAATCATCGAGGGTAATGTAAGCATTGGCGATGATGACAAGGCTGTCTATAAAGCCGGTGACAAATCGCTCAGCATCGAAGAGGGCGTCAAAGGTTGGCTCAAGGAAAATCCTTGGGCAGTCAAAGCGGAAATCCAGCCAGGAGCTGGTGGAGGCTCTCAGGGCGGTGCTGGCAAAATGTACAGTTATGAGGATTTGAAAGGAATGTCCCGTGAGGAAATCAATGCTCATTGGGAGGATATCAGTAAGGGAATCAGTAAAGGAGCTGAGGAATAATGTCGATTGCAACGTTTATCCCAACGATTTGGGAAGCGCGTCTCTTGGCGCATCTTGATAAAAATCTGGTATATGGTAACTTGGTAAACCGTGATTATGAAGGCGACATCCGCCAGCAGGGGGATACGGTCAAAATCAATCAGATCGCAGATATCACGGTAAAAGACTATGTCAAGGGCAAGGATATCACGATTGATGATGTCGATGGTACGCCGACGACTCTTACCATCGACCAGAACAAATACTTCGCCTTTAAGGTGGAGGACGTGGATGCCGCTCAGGCAAATGTGAATCTCGTCGATGGTGCCATGAATCGTGCCTCGTACGCAATGCGTGATGTCGTTGACCGGTTTATTGCTGGCTTCCATACCGATGCTGGCGTAACTACTGGACTGGGTACGGATGCAACGCCGCTGGCTATCACGAGTGCTACGAAAGCCTATGAGTACCTGGTAGACCTTAAAGGGGCGTTGGACGATGAGAATGTACCTGCCGACGGTCGTTTCGTAGTCGTACCGAGCCAGTTCTATGGCTACTTGCTCAAAGATTCGCGTTTCGTTTCTGCTGGTACGCAGAAGACGGATGCCGTGTTGGCAAACGGCTATATCGGTACTGCGGCAGGGTTCCAGATCTTCCAGTCGAACAATGTGCCGAACACCGACGGCTCGGCTTACAAAATCTTGGCTGGTACGCGGGCCGCAATCAGCTTTGCGCAGCAGATTACGAGCACAGAGGCACTCCGTATGGAGAAAGCTTTCAGCGATATGGTCCGTGGGCAGTTGGTGTTTGGCGCTGCGGTTATTCAGCCGAAAGCACTGGCATGCATGACGGCCAACTTTAAGTAAGATGGGCGCTAGGGTAAAGGTAACCGGTGCGGATACTGTCGGACGTTATGTCGGCAGTATCCCCGGTACAATACAAAAAAGATTCCTTGAGGCCATGCGGATATCTCTAAGAGATATTCAGGAGCAGGCAAGGGCAAAGCATCGTTTCACGACGAGGACTGGTGACGCTGAGCGGTCTATCGAGGCGTCGGAAGTTCATAGTAATAACCACACCGTGCGCGGTGAAGTAGGGACGACAAGGCTCATTACCATCTACCTGCATCAAGGGACTAAGCCACACAACATCATGCCACGGAATAAACGTGTTCTTCGCTGGGCCGATGGTGGCGGTTTCGTTTTTGCTCGTCGCGTAAAGCATCCAGGGACCAAGAAAGACCCCTTTATTTTTGACGCGGCAGATTCCCAAGAAGCGGCAATCGTTTCCAGGTTCGATAAGATTATCGCATCCCTCTAGGAGGTCAATATGGATTTTATTATTTTGGATGATTGCACGACGGATAATATCTTGACGTGTGAGCAGAATGATGTCGATAGTGCCAACGATTACCTTGCAAAGATGGCAGCTGGTTTTGGGCTCTCAGAAAATGAGGTAAAAATCCCCTGTGGTGATACGGTCAGACGATTGGGCATAATGAAGGCCTATCAAGTCAGAGCACTGGCAATGGTTGGATCAGATACTACCGTTATGATGGATGGCAGACGCAGTGAAGATATTTATCTGCAAAAGTATAACCTTTATACCAATGCGATCAAGGAAATGACTGCTGGTATTGATTACAGTGATTTTGCCGTAGATGGAACGAGCGGCAGTGGCAAAGGAGGGATAGGGATTATTCATCTATCCCGTGCATGATGACTACAGCTTTGCGTAATGTATCCGAGGCGATTGAAGCGATACTATCGGATGAAGTGGCGGAGATTCCGTGGAAAACAGGCATCATGGGCCCACAATTCCCGAAAGTGCTTACAGGCTTTATCTGTTGTGATGAGATTCAGTATCATGCTTTGGATAAAGAGGAATCAATGGCCACAGCGACATTTGCGGTTCAGATTATCTGCCCGAATCCCAAGGATGATCCGCAGAATACCACAGCCGTGGAAGATTATGCGATGAAGGTTCGGCAGGTGCTGGCAAAAGAGAGGAAGCTTGATGGCTGGGCTAGTGATTCCTATGTCGATTCGATTACCTTTGCGACGCCAGCAGGTACGACAAGCATTGGTATTGCAATCTTGAAATTTGTTGTAAATTATGAAGAGGAGTGAGAGAAATGGCAAAAGAGCGTGTAAAACGTAATGCTGCGGAAGACAAGCTTCGCGGTAAAGACGTTTTGGTCTATATCAACTATGGCGAGGGTGCTACGGAGGCGGCTCCTGTTTGGACGCTTATCGGCGGTCAGACTTCGGCCAGCTTTAGCATGAGTGCCGACTCGATTGATGCTTCGAATAAGACTTCGGGCGGTTGGGGTGAGAACTACGCTGGCCTCAAATCAACGGAGCTTTCCATGGAAGGCATTATCTGCGCCAGCGATGAAGGCTATGCGGCCCTTAAAGATGCTTTCGTCAAGGGTGAGGACGTGGATATTTGCCGTTTTGCTGGTGATGGCACGGCAGAGCGTAACTGGTATGCGATTACAGAGTTGTCGGATAGTACGCCCCATGATGATATGGCGACGTTCTCGACGACGCTGCAGGGCAAAGGTGCCCCGACGTTCTATCAGGGGCTTGCCAGCGTTGACGAGGTGAAAGCGGCTACGACTGGCGGTAACACGCCAGCTGGTGGTGATTCCGGCAACACGTCGGGCGGTTCTGGTAACGATTAAGGAGGATTTTGAATGTATTACGAGCGTATTTCACGCCGTTTGCATTTGGAGATTGGCGGGGCTGATTACAGCCTCGCTTTTTCTTTGAATGCTCTCGAGCAGTTAGAGGATAGAGCAGGAAAAACGATTGTCCAGTTGGTTAGCGGTAATGTGCCGCGTATTTCCCTTTTGCATGATGCGTTTTGGCTTGGTTTGCGTGATGGTGGCAACCGGAAAATCACACGTGATGAGGTTGAGCCACTGATCCGTCAGTTTATCGAGGAGAACGAATCGGAAGAAGATGGTAGCGGCTTTATGGCGTTGGCCAATATTTTCATGATTCTTGTTGCATTGTCCGGTATCATGGGCACGAAATTCCAGCATCAGGTATTTGATGATGTTGGGCTTACGGATAAAGATGGGAAGCCGGCGAGTGAAGTAAAAAACGTGGAGACGGCGAAGCAGACGGACCAGTAATCCATTCAATCAATGATTATCTGACCTATGTTTTGCCGCTTCTTTATGGTGAACTTGGCCTAACTGGTGAGGAAATTGGGCGGCTATCTCCATGGGAAATTGGGATGCGGCTGGAAGGTTTTGCCAGACGACAGAAAAATAAACGACTGTTTACGGCTTCGTTCGTAACGGCGCCTATTATCAATTCGGGGCATCCAAAGCATCCAGTAACAGCTAGAAAGCTTATTCCAGCAGATTTCCGCAACGAGTTGCCACTGGATGATGGAAAAGTTGAACGGTTGAAGAAATTGGCCAATAAGATGGAGGGGAGGCGACATTGTGGCAGATCATAATATTAGTATCAGCATCACAGCAAATAGCAACGGGGTTACGCAAGCGGTTAATACAGCGCAGAAATCGATGCAGCAACTTGGCAATACCAAGGTCAACGGTGGTCAGTTTAGTCAAATATCTGCCGGGGCATCAAAGGCAACGACGCAAATAAATCGCACCAAATCAGCATCAAGCGGCCTCTCAAGTGCACTGTCGAAAATGAAAGGTGCCATTGCGGGGGCTTTTGCGGTAGGAAGTGTTCTTTCGTTTGGTAAAGCCGCACTCAAGGCATCTGCCGATATGGAGCTTTTGCGTAAAGGCTTGGAATTTTCCCTTGGTGCGGCTGATACGACGAAGCTTATCGATGGCATTAAGCAAATTGGTGAGGCATCCGCATATGATACAACGGAACTGCTGCCAATGGCGCGGGCGTTTGTCAATATCGGTGATGGAGCGGATAAAGCACTTGGCAAGATGCAGAAGATTGTCGATGCTGGGTCTGCCTATGGCATGACGTCCGAACAGATTGGACGAGTAACCACGGCGTTGTCTCAGATGCAGATGAAAGGCAAAATCTCAGCTGAGGAAATGCTGCAGCTTACCGAAGCTGGCCTGCCGGCTTGGGATTTGCTGAGCCAAAAGATGGGGATTCCTGTCGCACAGTTACAGGATATGGCATCAAAAGGACAACTCACACAGGACGCGATGGACGCGTTGTTTGATGGCATGGAAGCCAAGACCAAGGGTGCAGCGTCAACGCTTTCCAATACGCTTATGGGTAAGTTCTCCAATTTGGAAGAAACGATTCGCAACAGCATGTCGAATGTCGGTGATATCATCAGTAAGGCGTTTGATGTTCCAGGCGTGCTTGACGCATTTGCCGATATGGCTGAGGGCATTAAAGGACATATCGAAAATATAAAAGATGCAATCGATGATGGAGGTCGCCCGCTACAAGCAATCTGTAACGAAATCGAAAAAATATCGCCAGTTGCCGGCAAAGTAGCAAATACCGTAGTGGCAGCTTGGGATAAGATGAAAGATGCCTTTGAAAGCGTCAAGAAGAAAATCGATGATAATGCGGATGCTATGAATGAGATTGTATATTTCGGTACGAAATTGGGAGAAGCGGCTTTGGCTGTTTATACATTAGAAAAAGCATGGGTGGCTGTAAAGGCCGCTATTGCTGGGGCAAAGGCGATGCAAGAGGCGTTTTGGCTATTCTGCAAGCGCACTCCCTGGGGGCTTGTTGCGGCAATTATTACTGCTGCATTGTTGGTGGTAATCGATAATTGGGATAAAGTAAGTGCCGCAGCATCGGCCTGTTATGACGCTATTAGCGACGCGTGCACCCAAGCTTATGCGGCAATCAGTGAGAAGATAACCGGAGCGATTAACTCCGCAAAGCAAGCGTGGGAAGACCTGAAGCAGGCTTGTGCGCATCCGTTGGATTTCATCGTGAATCGTACGGAGAATATTCAGCGGAATTATTCTGGCTATAATGGTGACGATTACGACACAAATACTGAGGCTAAAGGTGGTATTAACGGCGGCCCCATTCGTTTTGCTACTGGTGGCGTCGTAGGTGGCGAAATTCCCATGCTGGCTAATGGCGGGCAGGCCAAGAAGGGGGTCAATGCTATTGTCGGCGAAGCAGGCCCCGAGGCAGTTATCCCGCTCAGAGATAATATCCTGGCAAAAATCGGCGCAGCAATGGCCAAAGCCTATGGTCAGCGGCAAGCATTGGCCGCGCTTGGTGCTAAGCAACGCAGTCCAGAGGAAATCGAAAAGGACCGTCAGACGGCCCAGCTGGATGCAGAGGATCTTCTGCGCGAACTCAAGCAGGGCGTTACGGATGAGACGGGAACGAATTATCAATCAAGTCTGGCACAGATTGCTAAGGAGATTGGCGAAAAACAAAACCAGATTACTGGCTTTGAGAAGATGGGAGCCAATCCCGAAACCATCAGACAGTTACGAGCTGAGGCGGAGGAGTATTCCAAAGTTCTGACCGATAAGGTCATCAAGAACCAGCGCAATGCCCTAGCTGATTTTGCGGCGAATGCGCAGATGACTTTCGCTCAGGCTACTAACGATTATGAGGCGCAGGCCAACGCGCAATATGCAATTACCAAGAATCAGCTCAAGAAGGAGCGCGAAGAAAAAGAAAAGGCTCTCATGATTGATGAGAACGATTATGCTACGCGTGACGCTATTGCTCAGGAGTATTACGCCAAATTGCAGATTGCCGAGCGCGAGCGGATTAAGGCGATAAAGGCGGCCCATGATAAGGCTGTCCAGGCGATGCAGGACGAAGGGAATTATGTCGGTATTTTGGCTGACTATGAAGTCAACGAGGCAAAATGGGCGGCGGATGCTCGTATCGAATCGATGAAGAATTTTTCAAAAGTTGTCGTCGACAATTGCAAGGAGCTTTCGAAGACTATCAATGATTACGCCATGGATTTGGCGGCTAATATGCGCAGTCACATGGCTGATGCATTGACGGATTTCATTGAGGGGACAAAATCCGCGCAGCAGACGTTTAGCAACTTCGCTAAAGCAGTGATGAAGGATATCGCGAAAATGGCGGCGCAGCGGCTCGCGTCGTCGTGGTTTGATGGCATCGCAGGAATATTTACCCACCGCGCGAATGGCGGCGTGGTAAAAAGAGCTGGTGGCGGTTATGTCAGTGGCCCCGGTACTGGTAAAAGTGATTCTATCCCGGCTATGTTGTCGAATGGTGAATACGTCATGACGGCAGCAGCTACAAAGCGGTATGGGGCAATTCTTGATCAGATGAACGCTGGTCGTTATGCCGGCGGCGGTTTGGTGGTTCCGACGATTGCTGCAGGTAATACAACGCATATACCGGTTACTTCGTCGAAAGGTTCGGCGCAAGGCGGTTGTGTGGTAAATATTACCAACAAAACGGACAGTAATGTGTCGGTACAGGAGAGCCGCTTTGATGAAGACTTGGGTCG